GTTCCCCATGTGGTTTCCTTTTTATATGCTACAACTTTTGCTGTGCCTTTTGCGATTGCCATATTTATATTCTCCAATTAATCAATTAATTTACTTTGCAAAGTAATCCAGCTTTTAGGAAGGAGCAGGATACAACCTTGTAATCTTTTTCTATCTCTTTTATCTACTGGTTATTCGTAGACTTCAACTACTAAGTTGATTATCACTGGTACTACTAATCTATCTGCAGTAGGCATTGCACCTGCAATCTGAGGGGTATTGAGTATATAGATATTAGTACCAGCTTCCTGCATAGTACTACCCTTCTTGAATAAGGCTCTGATTTCCTCTGCCTTAGCTATAGCAACTGCTGTACCCTTATTTAGTACATCAACTACGAATACCTGAAAAGCCATTCTCTCTCTGTAGTAATTATCTCCAATTACAGGATCATCAGGGGTTTGCATTTGAAATTGAGTACGGAGATATAAGGAGTTCTCAGGGGCTGTAAATTTTACACCCTCATAAGCAATAGGTACAGCAGGTAGTAAAGAGGATAATTTTCGCTCTGCGGCTTTCTTAGCGTTTAATATTGCTGACATTTACTACCTCTTTTATTTAAGTTTCTAGCTTTGATTATAATAATCATCCAGCTTCATTTGGTAAGTTCTCCAGATAGTATCTAGCGTAGGTTTTACAATACCTTCTCCGCGAGTCTGAGGGGAATAATTACTCTCTAAGGATTTAATATATGGGCCATAGTTTGAGATCATAATCTTATCTCCTAGCTTATAATCCCCTAGGGATGCTTTGACTGAACTTAAAGCCATAGTTCCTGCTGTTGCTGTATAGAACTCCTGCATCTCAAGAGAACCACCTAGATCAGCTCTCCAAGAGCCTTTAGCAAAACCTTCTATCGGTTGTAATCCATAGGACTGATTACTTGGATTCGTTGAGCGTTCCTTGTACCATCTGCTATTAGTAATTGAATCACCTATTGGAGTATTCTCTATTGCAACGAATGCAACTGATTCGGCAAATTCTCTTGCCATACCCTTCATCTTACGAGTAGCTTCCTTATGGAATTTATCAAGATCAGCAAGTAATGCTGCTGTATTACAGGTTATCATTCTTAGCCTTTCTGCTTGCCTATAGGCTATCCCTTGGACGCTAAGACCTTGTACATGACCACAGAACCGCCTGCAGTATGTTCTGACACAGACACTACCGTAAATGATTCAGCCCCTCTTGTGAGCCTGTCTAGGGCCTTTGGTGAGGATGTTAAATCCGTCCCAACTATAAGGAACTCAACAACTGTCTTACCGATAAGATTAGGATAGTTATACGTAGATACTCTTACTACTTTAGGGAATGCTCTGACAGTAGTAGTAACTTCCGTATTAGTAGAGGAGCCAGTCTCTATGTTGTAAACTGATTCACCTGCAGTTATGATATTTATACTTACTGCATTAAGATAGATTAATCTTTTAGCAGCTTGGATGAACTGATTGAATTGAGTGAACTGGCTCATAATTAAACCACAAAGTAACTGGAAGGGTAGGAAGCAGTTGGATAGATATATTCTGTTGGAACTTTTACGTAATTATTATCTGGATTACTGACATTAGCCTGCATATCGCTTAGACTAATACCACCAGCATACATACCTGCTTCCTGCAGCAAAGGATTAAGCTCAGGGGATTTAATATAAAGCACAAGAGCTTTTCTGTATTGCTCTGCTGCTGCACTTCCACGGATACTTAAAACATCCACTGTACTATCTCCGCGCATGGAGAGATTCATCAGGATAATCCTAGCAGCTTCTAATGAGGCTCTATTAACATTGCAGGAGTTCTTCTGAATAAGGAAACTCATTTCATCATCAGATAAGAAATATAATCCCGGTGTGTTGTCCTGTACTAGCAGGCGTAATTGTTGGAGAGGGGTTAACGCCATATTTATCCTTATTCCTTTTGTTTATTGTTTATTCTTATTTCTATAATAGGATACTCAGTTAAGAATATCCTATAATAGAAAGGCTCCCGAAGGAGCCTATTCAATCTAACTTAGTTAGAAGTTGTACCCTTGACAACTAGCGCTGGGCGGCGTAGTACGTTCAAGAAGTTTGACTCTGAATCCAAGTCAATTGCTTCACCTTTAGGATCACGGAATGACCACAAGTAAGCACGTTCAGCCATTGTGTTAGCGAAATCTAACTTGTTGGCAGGGCCGTAGTAAGTAACGAACGTATCGGTTGTGCCGACAGGTACGAATACAACTTCACCAGCAGGGATTAGACGCTGACCAGCTAGGACGGTACGAACTTCAACGAAGCGGATACCAGCATAGATGAACTCACGATACAAGCCAGCACCACCAGCACGGCTACGTAGAACTTCTTGACCTGCAGTAGCGCTATAGTAGCGATAAGCGTCTTGAATCTTAGCGTGACCGATTAGCTTGGCGAACCACTCAGGAGAGCAATAAGCAACAACACCGGAGATAACATCACCAGTATTAGCATTGTCTTGCATAGCAGCAATAACTGCTTCTGCTTTACCAACTACGTCAGTGGTGCTAGTACCAAGAACGAAGTCAACAGAGGTTTGAGTAACACCAGTCTGGGTGAAGAAGTTACCAGCGATAGTACCATTGGGTGCGTAAGCATTGCCAGTGGTCAAGGTGCTGAAACGAGCTACTTCAAGAGTAATGTCGAAGTTACGACGAATGCGTTCCATCTTACGAGCCATTACAGCGGCTTCGGTCTCAGCGGTATCTTGTGAACCGTAAGCACGTTTGCCTTGTACATCTTGAGGTAGAATCTTGTCAGCTACAGCAAAGTGAGGGATAGCGTAGGAGTGAATCTTACGGTTGTCATCTTTGTTTGCGGCAGGCTTGGAACCACGGTACACGTCACCGATTAGACCGAGTGAAGAACTTGTCTCTTCAAAGGTTACAGTGTGGGTAGAAAGCATCTCTTCAGAGAAGAGACCTACATCACCTAGAAGCGTCCAGCTATTAGGGATGATTGCGAGTTCTTGGGAGTAATCTACGACTTCAAAAGCGTTAGCATAACTGCGGATAATAGGCATGATTTGTAATCCTTAAAATTTATTATTGTTAAGCTGTACTACTGATTAAACAGCAGTAAGAACTTGAATACCCTTGGCTTCTAGGGCAGCAGCTACATCAGCAGCAGCAAGAGCGCCTAGTACTAAACCAAAAGCACTTACAGTAGCAGGGCCACGGAACATGGTTAGAACCTTAGTATTGGTATTGAGAGGAGCAACAGCACCTTCCATTACGATACCAACGATGTCAGCAGCAGTGGCTGGAACAACACCAGCAGCACCAACTAGTTGACCTTGTACGAAAGTAGCAGCAGCACCGTTGTAGGTGGCTACTTGACGGCAATAAGCCATGTCAGGGAATAACTCGCCTTTAACGAGTTGGCTTAGACGTGCGCTATCAGTTGCGATAATCATTTATATTTCTCCAATTACTTATTAATTAATTACTTAGCTTGAAACTTTGCTTTTAGCATTCGTTCCAGTGGGGATACTTCAGGTGCTACCTCGGTCTCAATGCTTGCGCCTTTTTCGACGAACATTTGAGAGGTTTCAACAGTAAGCATCATTGCTTGAATAGCTGCCATGAATGCACTGAAATCGTCTTCTGATTCCAATGATAGAGCAGCTTTAGCAATAGCTTTTGTATGGGTTTCATCCTTTACTATAGCGAGGACTTTCTCAGTCTTAGCTTTAGCAATGGCTTCTTTTTTCTCAGCTTCAAATTGAGTAACTTGTGCAAGAGCTTTTTCCAAAAGAACACGTTGGTCTTCTAGAGCTTTCTCAATTGCGACAAATTGGCTCTTTTCGACAACTTCGACTTCTTTCTGAATTACTTCAGATTGTTGAGTCTTATCAGTCATTGATTTCTCCAATTCTTGTTTAACAACAGAGGGTGATACCTCCACTTCTTTAACCTCGCATGCGGGTGAGGTATCTTCCACTTCTACTTCTTTTACTGCTTTCTCAAGAGTATCTTCCGTAGTTGTCTTAGATTCTTTTGACTTCTCAAGCTTCTCAGCTTTCTTGATAGCCTTTTCTAGCAGTTGCTGATCTTTCAGCATTGCTAAGTACTCTGTTTCATCCAAGGTAGCTAATACATCAGCTAGGCTTTCAGCGTCATAAGCTGATTTAAGAATTTCAAATGCTTGCAACTTGGATTGAATATAATCCTCGTAAGTAGTATCTGATGTAACTTCAGATGTAGCAGTAGGTCTTACATAACCCATCATTGCAGCTAATACGTCTGCATCATCGTAGTATAGACCAAAGAACTTACGTAGAAATTCAGGTAGTTCTAGAGTTACTTTAACTTGTTGCATTTTCTGAATAAATTCTTGAGAGAAATTACTAGCCTTAAGTACTAATGCATAGTCATGCAGATTAGCTGGGCCACCATTTGATTTACCAACTAGAGCAACATGTGCGCCCTCGTGTTCAAATGAAATATCTGAAAGCTTTCGCTTCGCCTTACGTTGTACTGTCATAGCACTCCTATTCAATCGTTTCAATTGTTTCAACTGCAGCTAGAGCACCGATACTTACACCGTTGATCTCTCCACTTTTAATTAATTCCCATAGACTGTCATCTAGGCACTGCACAGTGCATAACCATGTGCCTTTTTTAACTAGCTTATCTCCAAGGACAAACTCAGTAGGGCATACATAGCTTTCTGCAAATTCAAAAGTATCTGTTTTAGCTAGATGAAATAAATTAGCCTGTAAACTGTACTTATTGAAGTTATGGCAGGCTTTACGAACTTCCTCTTCAGTAGTAGTATCACCATGAGCATCAATCTCGTCAGGAACCATGACTACAAAGGTAGCTTGCATTAACTCGTCATTGACAGCTTTAGCGACCTGAATCTTACCTACTGAATCATTACCAGTAGCTTCAGTCTCAGCTTTAGTAACTTCCTTCTTATAGCTCTTTAATATGTCTTCCTGCTTAAGAATCATTCGACTCCAAGCTAATCCCGCTGAACCACCAAAAGCATAGAACTTAATGACATCTTCATTAGGGCCACCATCTGATGCTTTCTGCCTAAAGTCAACTGCCTTTTCAAGTTTAGTTAAAACGCTGTACATTTCTTTAACAAGAGCTAGATCAACTCCACTATCAAACTTAAGTTTAGCTTTATTAATTAATTCATTATTTGTCTGAGCAGCTTGGCTATTTCGTTGGTACTTTTGTTTAAGTACGTAGCCTCTTTGGATGTTATCCAGTACTGCGCTTGTTGGTATGTATTTATCCATCAAGACCCTTTGTATTGTTTCATAATATAAAATATGACTATCTTACAATAATATCATTTGACAATCACTTTGTCAAGTTAATACTTTCTATAAGATAGCCAGAGATAGTTATCCAGCCATCGTAAAGTGGTAAGCTGGAACTTGTACTGTCCCCGGAACAGTGCCCGGTAAGTTCACTGTATTCAAGATAACACCGGAATCACCCCAGATATTAAACCTAATTTGTGAGCCTTTTACGTAGTATTTAGTTTCAGTTACAACAACTTGTAGTTCTGCATTATTCTCAAGTTTTAATTTTTTACCTGAGTACTTATTAGCTACCCATGAGCCATTTAGATTTTCCTCGATATAAAAATATATATTCCTATTAGATGAAGTAGTAGTAGGGTTAAAGGACAAGTTTATTGAGTAAGCAGCATTGTTCTCTATCAGCAGGATACCTGTAGAACTGTCGTAGACAAAGCCATCGTTGTACTGTACTATAGTTGGCTTGAAGACTGTAGGGATAGTAGGTAGGGTTATATTACTTCTGTTATCAACTATCTCCAAGGAAGGAAACCAAGGCTTCTTATCTGTCCTAATAAAGATTTTACCTTTTATATCCGGAAATAACACAGTACCGATCTCGACAGCATAGTTGGGTTGCACTGGAGCGACCTTTGTATAACTTCCTGCAGTATCTGCACTTAAGTAAAGAACATCTCCTGCTACGTACTGGCTTGTATTTAAACCATGAACTGTTCCTGATACGCAGACATAGCCATAGGTATGAGGCTCAATATGAGCCGTGACCATGCCGATGATAGCCTGAGAGCCTATGCTTGAATTAGCCTTAGCTAATGAAATAGTAGGCCAGCTAGTATTAGCTCCATCTATATAAACAAGTTGCCCATCATCAATAGTATAAGTATTATGATTATACACTCGGACTAATTGTTCTCTGCCTATGTTAAGAGTAACCTCTGATTCGTCATTATAGTAAGCTAAGGAATGATCCTCCTTATCCCAGAATAGCATACCTTCATCATAAGTAGGCTTCTCAGCTAAAGTATCAAATCTTACGTACTCAAAGACTGGGTTAATCTGGACAGCTACATTCTGCTCTAGGATATCAATAGCTGCTTTATTATTTGTAACGATCTTTTTACCATCATCGAATAATAATTCAAGCTTACCTTCTTTATTGAAATCAGCAGATACTAAAGAATGCCCTAGGGAAGTCCCCATAGAAAGCCCTAGATCGCTCTGTAGTGCGTTTTTAGAGGATACAGCAGTGCTAGTACTACTTAGTAAACCAAAGGGGCTTCTAGGGCTTCCTAGTGCCTTCTCTTGCTGTTCCTTTGTCTCTTTTTGCTGAGTATCTAGGATTGCTTGCAAATGCAAGGGGATACGAGCAGGATGGCTTTTAGTTAGCACTAAGCTTGACTTAAGTAACTTATGTTCAGCTACCTTGACTGCAGCTAATGCAGCAAAAGTAGCTTCATTATCTGATTGCCCTTTAGCCTTGGATGCACTGAGGCTAGATATAAATAACCCCTGCATCTCCTTTGACTTATTCAAAATGGAGGCAGGGAGAGGATTAACGGATAAGGTATCCACGTAACTCTTATCCCTTACAGGGGTGCTATTCATAGGGAAGCTGCGGTGGGTTCTGCTGCAGGTTCTAACACAGGTTCTACTACAGGCATCCAAGGTAGGGGTGCAGTACTTAACGCTGCAGTAGAAACTTGCTTATCTAGGACAAATTGAATGTGCGCTTTAATAGCTTGCATTCTATCCTCGTGAGTTTCAATCCAAGCTGTTAGATTCTCTGCGGTAAGACTCGTAAGAGAAATAAATCCATCCTGTACTGCATCTGGAGTAGTTGTACTTTGTGGAAGTTCAAAAGTCTGACCTTCTAGTTCACCTTTTAAAGTCCAGTCAATTTGTTTTACTGCATCAGTGAGGGTATTAATAGTTGCTGTTTTGATACCGTTGATTGTGATGGTGAATACTGCTTGTGTCATGATTATCCTTCTATTAGTTTTGATACTAGAGCTTCGAGTCTAGCGATACGAGCATTTAAGCTCACTACTTCTTTTGCTAATTCAACTGCTGATGCAAGAGCGGCATTACCGTAGGCTACGGATAAGTACTCACCATCATCTTGTACAGCTTCTGGCATTAGGTTTTTTAAACTTTGTGCTGATACACCTACTTGACGTTCTTCACTATCTATACGGGTAAAAGTGCCTACTTTAACTAAGGCTAAATTTTGCACGAAGTTTATGGGTAGCACTTCCCAGTCCTTCTTAAGGCGTTCATCTGAGTAAGCAGTTACGTTTCCAGCCATTGTCAAGTTTCCAGACATATCCATCTGTAACCTATTCGCCGCTGCTGACCA